CCAAGATTCGTAACGCCTTGAGAAACTCGTCTGCGGAGGAGGGATGCCACTGTGCGAGGTAGCTTATCCCTATAAATTGAGTGTAGGAATGAAAATGGACCCTCAAGAAGGTGCAGGTCGAAACGACTCTGATCGTCCTCGACCACAATGAGCTGATCACCATCGTCCATTTCACGCTCGACTAATCGCAGCGCTTTCCCATACTCAGCCCCTATTTGTTGGCTAGTCAAGCCACAGGTATAAACAACCTGGAGACCCCTCCGTATTTCCGAGATCTGGAACTCTTTTGGACGCAAGCCATTTCGAACGTGCTTGGTCCAAGGCCTCAAATAGGGTCCACACGCAGCACTCAACTCAAGAGGGCACCCTTGAATGAATCGTGGATCCTTAAAGACCTGATCGCCTATCTGTTTGACTGCTATTTCTTTCTTGATGAAAGACTTTGCTACAAGACCAGTCCCAAATTTTGACTTCTTAAACGGCATATCTTGTGCATCAGCGCGAACACGAAGCAGTGCATCCCGACGGGCAGACGGAAAGGACGCAGCCCACTGGCCAAACTCTACTGGACGGTAAATCCGACGTATGTTGGCCTTCATAAAGGGCACAATTTCGCGCGATAGCTGTTTCCAATTCTCAACAATACGTGAGGTTGTGGCAGGATCAGTGTGGGCAGGCAGCTTCTTCCCAACACGTCCTCTCATCGACAACTCTTCGTTGTGCGAGCAAGATCGGAAAACAGTCCCGATGAAGCCAGCTATGCCCCAGCTCCCAAACACACCTAACTTGGGCTTGCATGTTGGGTCAGCCTGCTGGGCAATATACCCTGGTTGGACTTCAGCCATACGCATAGGATGCTCATCAAGGCAGATGTCTAGCCGCGTGAGGCTCACATCAGTATCAGGGTCACCCCCAAGAACATCCAACATCCAATACTTGTTGGTCAACAAATGGATGTGGCTAAGCAAAGCTACAGCATTCCACACACAATGCAGAATGCAGGCAGTAACGAAGGGCCACTGTGACAGCGTAAAATGCGTGAAGAGACGTGCGATGAACTCAAACAAAACGCTAAAGAACGACCGCCCAGTCTTATGATGTGCTACTTCGACGCAACTAAGCACAACAACGGGCACGAAGTCCATAAGATTCACAATGACGAAGCCAAACCGTTCAGGTGAATCAACAGGTGCATACGGCAGCAAATGACCTGTGCGTTTAAACATCTCTTCGAGGATAGGCATGAAAATTAGCCGCAACATAAGGGCCAAAATCCATACAAACATGAACCACTCTCTATCTCTTGACAACAACTCAATGGATTCATACTGAGCAAGGCGCTGTAAG